GCAACTCTTGGGATCTTGTTTGTAGATCCTTTTGGTCTACCAGCACCTGCTCGTAGTCCACCATGAGATGATTTTTCTGTCTCTAAATTATCAAGTTCTGTAGCGTTTTCCATTCCATTCCTCTATGGGTTGATGGTTGATGTGTTGCTATTCTACAACAGATTTAACGAGTATTACCTTCATGCTATCTACCATTCTAGGTAGGATTGTTAGCATCTGGTCTGAGATGTTCATTTCTTCCGCTAGTTTGCTTTTGACCAACTGTAGTTTTTTTACAACAAACTTATCTTTCCATCCTAGATACCAATGCCAATCTGTGTAGTAGAGCCAACTGTTTTCGTTAAATGCTCTGACATGGGTTGGGTCTTGCCAAGCTCCTAGGCTTAGATCGTATGGCACATGGATGTGGAACTCTCCACCTTCTACAAGTAAATCCTTGCAGTTTGTCATTGCTGTTACTAAGTCTGGTATATGTTCTAGGACATCGTTTGCTGTAATGCTGTCAAACATTCCTTGTTCTACTTTTATCTCTCCGAATCGTGTAGAGATTGTTTCTCCCCAAGGAACTTTTGTAATGTCTAGCACCCAGTCAGGATTCTTGATTGCTTGTATATCTGCGTTTAGACAGTCCTCTCGGAAGTCTTTTCCGCTACCTAAATTCAAGTGCCTTGGATATGAACTCATCTATGTTTTCTGAACAAAGTAAAGGTATAAGTTCTTGGATTCTATCATCTGGTAGATCCCACCAGGCACTTTTATTTAATTGCTCAATCTGTAGATCTGTAAAGCGTTTCTTGATTATCTTAGCTGGATTGCCTGCGACTACACAATAATCAGGAACATCCTTATGCACTACTGCTTTGGCTGCTACTACTGCTCCGTTACCTATTTTGACTCCAGACATAATGGTGCATTTAGAGCCTAGCCATACATCGTTACCTATGTGTATATCGCCTTTTGTAGATGGGTGTCCTTTCCCATGCCACTTGAATGTGTTTTGATTGATGTGTCCGAATGGGTAGGTTGTTACCCAATCTGTTCTGTGATTGCCACCAAGGAATATCTCTACATTGTCTGCGATGCTACAGAAAGATCCTACATGGAGCTTTGATCCTTCTCCCCAACTACGAATGATTAAGTTCTCTAGTCCGTAGCTGTATCTCACCACTTAACCTTGTCAGCCCAATAAGCTGCACTCATCTTACCTTTGGCAATGTTGCTTGCATGACGAGCTTTAAATGATTTCTGTCTTGCTTTGCCTGCCTCAGTCTTAGGATTAGCACCTGCGCCACTTACACCTTGCTGACCAAATCGGATCGTCTTTACTTTATCGCCTTCTTTAGCGACTACTACATGGCTTTTAGTAGGGTGGTTTGGTGTTCTTTTAGGCTTGTTAAAGCCTGCGACACCCATTCTTTCTAGGATGCCTGCTGTTTCTCGGACTTTCACTTCTTATACCGAGCCGACTTGCCTGCCTCACTTAATGCTATAGCGATGGCTTGCTTAGGATTCTTAACGACCTTCTTGGACTTACCAGAGTGCAATTTTCCCTCTTTGTACTCGCCCATGACTTTGCCAATCTTCTTCTCTGCCTTGGTCATCTTCATTTTTTAGCCTTCATTGGTTTAGCGGTTTTAGCTGCTTGTTTAAATGCTTTGGCTGTTGGTGCGCCTTTTGTGCCTGGCTTACGCATTTTCTCGCCTGATCCTTCTGCTATCCGTTTACGCTTTGCTGCGATGTTAGCGTAGAGACCCTGTTTCAATCTTCTTCCCCTTCGTACTCATCTTCCATTTCTTCTTCGCCCATAGCTTCCCAAGCCATACAGCCTTGTTCACCTTTGCAAACAAAGTCGAAAATTTCGCAATGACCCATATCTTTGGAAACACCGCATTTAGTTATTTCTTCGCCTGTTTCGTAGTATTCGCAGGCTTTGCACTTTCCTTCGCCATCCTTACGATCACCATAATCGGCTGTCAGGACTGCTTTTTTCATGTTGCCTTTGTTGATGTCGGCATCCATTGTAGATAAAGGGCATGATTCTGTATCGGATTCTAAGAGACCGCCTTCTTTCTTCTCAGCCATTTTGGGTTCTTTGCCCAACAGACCGATCATTATCGACATTCCCTTTTTTTCCATAGATCACCCTAATGTAGAAAATACAAATTTTGGGTGCAATTACCCAAGGAAATTATACAAGTGTTTTTTAGGTTTGTGAAGGTTGAAACCAATGTGCGTAAAGCTCTGGCATATTTTCCTTGATCCATGATTTTGCCTCTTGTTCGTTCTTAGAATGATCCATTCCAATTGTCTGACTTCCAACATGGTGAACATAAGATCGGCTGACATAGTTCTTGTATCCATTGGCTCTGATTTGTAGGCATTGGATGTCATCCGAAAACCAGTTAATAGGTTTGTAGTCTACCCATTTATCCTTATGAATATACCCGAATAGAGGAGAAATAATTTCTGTTGGAATTATTTTTCTTTCCTCCATGTAGCGGATTCCTTCTCTTTGCTTGAACTCTCGGATGTTCTGATAGCCGCGAACATAGTCGGACTTGGCAGATACCCATCCTGTATCCTCTGGCAGAAGTTCTACATCCTCCAAAAGTAGAGAATAGCTTGTAGGAGTTAGCACAATGTCATCATTGGCTACGATTACATCATCAAACATGGAATATGCACAATGAACTACTTGGTTATATGAATCACCAAAGTTATCGCCTGTATTCTCTATATTTATGGTTCTATGCCTAGGAAGCTTTAGATCGCTTCCAGAGACGAAAACAGTAACATCTAATGGCACATATTGGTCTATGCTCGACAACAGCACAGGCAAGCATTTAGCGTGTTTTGTTGCTATTACTATTGGCACATTCCGCACAGATAAATCTCTCATTCATCCCAAGATTGTATATTTGAAAAATCCCATTCTTTGTTGTTTTCTTTTGCTGACACTTTGAGCATACTCGAATAGTGATTACTTTTGGCTCTCTTGTCGAGTTGGTCTTGTAGTCTTTTTTTTGCATTGGTAAGGTCTGTTTCTAGCCGACTTGTAGATTTTCTGAGGTGGTGGGCTAGTTGATTCTGACTAGCGTAAGGGTGGCTCACATAGCGAGCTTTTAATACTTTCCTAAGTTCTAAGGGTAAACCCTTAATAGCTTGCTCGATCAATTCTCCATCTTGGTGGTCAGGCTCGTAGTGTGGTTCTTCTGGTGCGTATAAATTGCCGAGTTCAGGAATGTAGTTTTTCTCAAATGATCTGCAAGTGGTGTCTGGTTGAGGAGCTACAACTCCCCAAGAAACATACCAAGCCCAATTCCGCAAACGATCTTCAAGACCCATTAAGGATTTCCCTAATATATTAATTGTATAATTGTAAACAAATTTTGTGTATTATTTCAATATCTTAACTACTTGTAGAGATCATGGGAACAATAAATCGTAATGGCTCTGGGTATTATCTTACAGATGAGGAATTCATTGCCAAATGGAAAGAAAACCCAAGTCCAACATTGATGTCTAGGGCTACTGGTTTTGGGATTAGAGCAGTTCAAAATAGGCGAAGAAACCTAGAGGTAAGATACAAAATAGAGTTATCTACAACTGTAGATTTAAAAGCAGAAAATAATGAAAAACAAAGACAAGAAAAAATAGCAAGAGAAGAAACACTTAGAGCTAGACTAGAACAAGCACCAATAAATGTAAGAAGGGGGATTGATCTTGATAAAGGTCGTATTATTGTTTTTAGCGATGCCCATTTTTATCCTGATGACACTACTACAGCTTTTAAGGCTCTGCTTAAATTTATTGAATACTTTAAGCCGAATGTTATTGTTAATAATGGCGATTCCTTTGATGGTGGTAGCATTAGTCGTTTTCCTCGCATCGGTTGGGATAAAAAACCTACTGTTCTCCAAGAGCTTGAAGCAAACAAGTTCTACCTTGGTGAAATAGAAAAGGTACGACCAGCAGGATGTAGACTCATACATTGTCTTGGGAATCATGATGCCAGATTTGAGAACCTATTAGCTGCACAGGCTAGTGCCTATGAGGGGGTGCAAGGATTTCACTTAAAAGATCACTTTCCTCTTTGGGAAGGGTGCTGGAGTTTTTGGGTCAATGACGATACTGTGATTAAACACAGGCTGAAGGGTGGTCGCTACGCAGGTTATAACAATGCTATTGCAGCGCAAACAAACATTATTACTGGTCATACCCATGTCTTAGCTTGTCAGCCAATTACAGGTTATGCGAAAACTATTTGGGGTGTGCAAACAGGAACATTAGCAGATCCAGATGGCTTACAGTTCGCAGACTATACAGAAGACGCTTGTAAGGACTGGAGGCAGGGTTTTGTAATGCTTTCTTGGGATCGTGGTCGCATGCTTATGCCTGAGATGATCCAAGTGTGCGGAGAAAACGAGGTAGAGTTTCGAGGAGAGATTTTGCAGGTATGAAGCTGACACCAGCTATTCTCAAAAACATATACTGCACTTTGTATTGTTGTGAGCCATTTACTAAATGGAAACTACCACTACCAGAGCAGATTAAGTTTATTGTGAATACTGATCCAGATACGATGGGAACTTATCTCTACGATGATGGAGAAAAGTGGGAACATATCATCACTATCTCATCCGCTAGGTGTGGACATTTAGATACAGTTATCCGCACTATGGCTCACGAAATGATTCATATGAGCTTTTACAAGCGCAAAGGACACAAGTGGGCGCAGCATGGTAAAGAATTTAGAACTCGTTGCCTAATGGTTGGCAAAGAACTTGGGTTTGATCCACTTGAATTGTAGTGGTGCTGTAGGAAGGACTTGAACCCTCGACCTCCTGATTACAAATCAGATGCTCTACCAACTGAGCTACTACAGCAATACTTTAAGTTTACCCTTCCTAAACAACTCTGCCATTGTGCGCTTATGGGCTTTATCCCATACAGCCTTGCGAACATCCTTGGTGTAAGTTTTTCCCTGGTCAATCTCTGTGTGGCACTTGCAACAGATGGCAGCAATAAAGCAGTCGTCTGCCTTTATACCCATTCCCTTGCCATCCTCTAGTTGATTGCTATGGGATGCCTGTGTCTGTCCTTCCATGCCACAGATCTGACAAGGTAACTGGCTGACTGCTCGTAAAAGATCTTTGTTTCTGTATGTCATGCTACTGCCTGTGTGTAGGCTTGCAATCGTTTGGCGACAACAACTAATTCCTCAGATGTTAATAGTGCTTCCTTATGTTGTTTTTTTAACATATGGTCGTAATATTCTCGTTCTAGTTTCTTTAGTCTTAGCACTAATTCTGAATAATCAATCATCAATGATTTCCTTCTAAGTTTTTATGTTTTTCTAGCTCTGCTCGTAGCATTGCGTTTTCTAATCTGATTTGCTTGAGTAAGTGCGACAGAAAATGCGCTGTCTTTAGCATCTCGTCAAACTTCTTTTGCTCTGCATCGTAATTTGTAGAGTCCATTAGTCCATTCCTACCCAAATAGAAAAACCTACTATTGCAAATAGCATCAAGCCTACAAAATAAACTATATCACTATCTAGCATTTGAATCTATTGCCCTATTTGTTGCTTCTTGGCTTCTCCATATCTCTACTTTTAACTGTGCAGCAGTAAGCATCCACTTTAGCTTTTCTTCTGCCTCTACCGCTTCTTTTAAGCCCTCTAGGAGACCAATATACTCTGGATCGGCATATGCATCCACCTCGGCTGCTGCGACACTCTTAGCAGACGATTTAGACATAATTAGGCTTTTCTTAGACCGCAGATAGTTCTCGATATAAACCCTCTCTGCTTTAGCCCTAGAAAACTCAGCACTATGTTTCATTATGTATTCAACTGCTCTTACTGGATCTATATCCATTTTCCCCATTCTCCCTTGTTACCTTTTAACCATTGGTCTTGAAAGTCTGATAGTAAATTTGTATCAAGATTTTTATCTGATAGATACTTTCTAAACTTAGCAAGACCCCAATCTGCTCTCCACTTACATAGTTGCCGTACGGCTGATCTGTGCCGAAATTCGTGTTCTGAATTGGGCAAAAGACTCTCCTGCATATGGGTTTAATCCTAGTTCTCTGCCTTTAGCAAGTGTTAGTTCATCTGTCGCATACCAAGGCAACGGAGGTTTTACATTCTTCTTTTCCTCGATCACCAACTCATCTTCCCAACGCTGCTGATTTAGCCAGGTTGAGGCATGAGGTATGAACTCCCAGTCTGTTCCTTTACTAATCCAGAACTTTCGGTGTTCTACGATTGCCTCTAATGCTTTTTGCTTGTGATCGTTTGGCATTTTTTGCCACGATCTTTGCGCTGTTAGCTTTCCTACTTTTCTTGGGTACTGCGCCCAAAACAGATTGAAGTCCATCCCTTTTCCCTTTCATGTTTTCTATTGCCTTCACCAACATACTTTCTAAACCATGCTCCAACAACATCTTATGCCCTGCGTTGTCAAACTTCACTTCAACATTCGCAGACCCATCTGCATTTTCTTTAATCTTGGTTATCCGTATCAGCATCTTCCACCATCATCTTTAATCGACCATTATTAAAATCTGCCTTAAACATGACTGGCTTATTAAGACAAGACAACATATTCTCTAGCTGCTGCTTTAATTCTTCTTTATCTTCCCCTGCAACATTGACACCTTTTGCTGTATATAGCAATGGTGTGTGATCGTCATCATAAAACACCTCACAAATCTCAATCCAAGGTTCTCCCTCGTTCTGCTCTGTAAAGTCTACCATTCTATGATTCCAGTACATATCAAAACCATTTAGACATTTCGTTTGCAATATACAACACAGTACCAAAGAAATACATCACTACTGCTGCTGCCTCTACAAGAATAAGTGGTATATCCCTTTGGTATATACCAGCCATTGTCCAGATAAAACTACCAATCAAACTGAGGAAAATGTTCAAAGGATATACATTCACACTTGTTAGCGCGATACCAATAAGGCAAAGAATCGTTCCAATCCATTTAAATAAAGTCATTTAGATTCTATTTCCACGATTGATAAGTGTAAATCCACTTGCAGGATAGCGTCTCTTATTACCGCTTTCCCACACCACAACCACAGTATCATCTTCAAGAATAAAACAACCTTCTTGAGTTTCTCCTCTAGCTGTATAGCTATAAACCCTATTTAAATCTTTAAAGGTTTTATTTCCTGCCTTACAGACTTCATTTGTCAAAACAATAAATCCATTGCCATCGTTTTGTGCTTGTGCAATAGCTTCTGCATGAGCAAAATTTATTGTTAATGCTGTTATTACTGTTGCGATTAAAAGTTTCATAAATCCCCCTTTGTTACTGTTAATCTTATACGAGTTCTACAAATAAATCTTAAGTATTTTCCCTAATAATATATTTATAGATTACTTAACTATATTTGCCTTCTGGTGAACGAACCTAGCCTAACCTAAGTTCGCCTTCATCTGCCTACTGGAGCCACAGAACCCGACAGTCGTTCAAGGAATCGGCACTATCTTCGCCACCGATGTATGGGCTGTTACATCCTTTATCCCCCAGTAGCCCTTGTATCTTATCTGCTGGTGGTTTTCATCGCCCAGATAAGACCGAACACATACTATAAACTAAAATTCAAATTCTTTGTAATCATACCTTCCATTCGGTTTCTTAAACCATCCAATCACCACTACCCTCCACTTGGATCGCAAAATCTCAGGCAAGTATTCTGAGTTGCTGATCTTCTTGATCCTTGTAGACATATTGCTTTTAGAGGTAAGTTGGATTGCGACTGTTTCGCCTTTTCCAATAGCCAAGATGTCGAATATGCCGAACAGGTCTTTTTTCCTTCTTGTAAAGGAATTGTAAGATTCGACTGTATCGCATTGGTATCCCCTCTCCTCAAACAAGGCGATGGTGCGTTGATTAAGACTAGCCAAGATCTTGTGCTGTAATTTTGCCCTCAGAAGCCTCGATAATGGCTTTGTGGTGCTTTTGTGGGATGCTGTTACGCATTGACCAGGCATAGACAGTTACATACTTCATGCCGAGCTTTTGGGCTATTTCTTTATAGCTGCCGAACACTTCTAGCAACTTCTCAAAAGATTGTTGGTTTTTTGCAACACTATCCATATTTCCTCCTATTTGGTATTTTATTCTACATGAAACAAAGCATTTTGTAGATATTAGGGAAACTCCCTAGTAAATAATTCTACAAATCTCTACAAATCATGTATAGTCATATCTAAGCAATGTTGCTTATTTCTTGTGAAGGGAAATGAAATGAAAAACTGGCACATGGTAGTAATTGGAATTTTGTTAATTATTTTTGCTCAAACAATGTGGTATTTGACAGGTAAGGGGATTGTATGAATAAATATGACGCATGGTTAGAAAGTGGTGCAGACCAAGAGTGTGCAGCCGATCAACAGGAATACATCTGGCATAACTATATGAAGCCTGGTGAGGAATATGATGTAATGAATCTTGAAGTGTTCCAAGAACATCTAGCAGAAGCTACAGCAAGTTATGCAGGTGCTGAGAAGTGGGAGAATCTGCGACAGTATGCAGATCGTGGTGAGTGGGAAAAGTTTGGTCGTGCTATCTATTATTTAGTTCACGATCACATTGAAAATCAATTGATGGACTAAGGGGGATTTATGTCTAAGTATTTAGAACTCAGAAATGTAGATGTATCAGACAAGGTAGAAAAGAAGAATGGTTTGTCTTATCTATCTTGGGCATGGGCTGTAGACACATTACTACAACGAGATCCACAAGCAACTTGGAGTTATGGTCAGCCTGTGATGTTTGGAGAGACTGTAATGGTGTTTTGCACAGTCAATGCGTTTGGCAAGTCGATGACCGCGCAGTTGCCTGTAATGGACTACCGAAACAAGGCGATTCCTAACCCAGATGCGTTTGCAGTAAATACTGCGATGCAGCGTTGTCTTGCGAAAGCCATTGCTCTACATGGTCTAGGGTTGTCTCTTTATGTCGGTGAGGATTTGTGGGATGATATAGAAGTAGATCCTACAGAGCTTGTCGATAAGATTGCCAAGTCTGCTGATCTTGTAGAACTCAAAGTTAATTTTGCCCAGGCTTATAAAGATGTGCAAAAAGACAAGGAGGCACTAAAGAAAGTAAACGATGCCAAAGAAAAAAGAAAGGCTGAACTAAGTGAGACTAGCAAATGAGCAGCCTGACAATGTTTGTTTAGAGTGTGGCTCAAAATGGGGAACGCACAAGTTAAAGAACTCAGAGAGCCACAGAATATGGATCGACCAATGCGATGTCTGTTTAAAGCTCACAGCAGTAGCAGATGTCTCGGAATATGGATATATGAAGGAAGGTTGGGATGGAGAAGAAGTGGTGTCATAGTTGTCAGGCTTTTAGATCAGAAGCTGGTTTTAAATTGGTAAAGACAGGAAGCAGATCAAAACCTGTTATGCGTTGGAAATGTGAATTTTGTTTAAAAAGGGAATCGGAGGCTAAGTATGCAAAACGGAAATGAATATATTTACACACCAAGCACTACGGATATTACTGTTCGATGGAGAAAGCTGTATGGCTATGTTCCTGCAAGCGAACAAGCAAGATATGTGAAGAAGTGGGCTGACTTTCGAGAGATGGTTAGCCGAACACTAGATGATGTAGAAACACCACAATCTATGGGGATTCTGCAATGGAAAAAGCAGTCAAAATTCTTGTAGAAATAGGTGTTTACATTTTCTTGCCTTTTGCGATAATTAAACAATCTTGGGATTTAGCAAATACCTGGATAGAGGAAATAATTAAATGAGAAACAAGCATTGTATGGATGCGTTCTACAGGACTATGAAGGAGATTGATATTCCTCCTGGTCAGTCCATGTTTGCAGAGCATTTCTTTGCAGCAGGATGGGATGCAGCCATCGATGCTTTATCTCTCGCATACCAGAGGCAATTTGAAGAAGATGGAGTCGATACTCAGCTTATTAGGAGAGAACCGCAAGAGCCACCATCAGACGATGACGAGGAATGATTGGTATCCTGTTTGTTTTCACAATCGGTATCAATATGCAGCTTGGAAGTATTATCAAAAATGGGGCGAGGAGGTTTGTAGTGTGTGCGATGACTGCACAGACGAGTATCAACAACAGATGAAACGACAGAATAGATGTTTTATGGCAGAGGCAATGGAAAGGTCTAGCAATAGCAAACGATATGCAAAATGAACCAATATCTCAGGCTGTAATGATCGTAACAGAAGTTGAACCTTATAATTTTAAGGTAGAAATTGAGGGGTCAGATTTGTCGTTAGAGGTGTCGCAAATTATGGTAAAGTTTCTGAATGACTGTTTAGAACAGATCCATAAAGAAACAAAACTGCATTAAGTGAAAAAGGGTATGGGGAAATGGAACAAAGAACAGAAGAATGGCATCTTGCCAGGCTTGGCAAAGTAACCGCTAGTCGGGTTGCTGATGTCTTAGCAAAGATCAAAACAGGTGAGGCTGCATCTCGTAAGAACTACAAGATGGAGTTGGTCGTTCAGCGACTGACAGGAAAGCCAGGCGAGTCGTTTACCAATGCTGCGATGGAATGGGGTACAGCCACAGAACCACAGGCTAGGATGGCATACGAGGCTCATACAGGGCTTTTTGTGGAGGAAAATGGGTTTATTGACCATCCAACAATAAAAGGCTTTGGATGCTCTCCTGATGGGGTTGTGAACATTATTAACGATGTAGGCATCTTGGTTGAAGATGGATTGATCGAGATCAAGTGTCCGAATACCGCAACGCACATAGAAACAGTCTTGGAGAACAAAGCTCCAAGTAAATACATCCCACAAATGCAATGCCAGATGGCAGTTACAGGAGCTAAATGGTGCGATTTCGTATCATTTGATCCGCGAGTGCCAGAGGACTTGCAGTTGTTAGTAGTACGAGTCGAGAGGGATCAGGAGTATATCGACTCAATGGAAGCAGAAGTAAAGCAGTTTTTAAGCGAGGTCTTAGACCTATTTAATCAATTGAAAGCGAGGCAGAAATGACCTATGAAATGAAAGATGGCAGCTTTAGTCTGTTTAAGAACGACAAGAAGCTCACAGAGAAGCACCCTGATTACAAGGGATCAATCAAGATCAATGGAGTAGAGCATTGGTTTGATGCTTGGTTAAAGGAAGGCAAGAAGGGGAAGTTTTTATCTGGTCGAATCGGAGATCCAAAGAAACAAGGCTTTACTCCGAAAGGCGTGGATGAAATGCCAAGAAGTAGTGGTATTCAAGATGACGATATACCTTTTTAGGAATAAAATTATGAAAAAGATTATTTTAGGATTGGTAACATATATGTTACTAATGGGTAGTGCGTTTGCTTGCCAGACACAGACTGTAGTGGTCGGTGGAAAGCTGCAAGTCTGCACTATTTGTGGATCAGTTGTAAGCTGTATGTAACCCCCAGATGAGATCGGCATCAGTAGGTGCAATGCCTACACCCTTCACAAGGAGTGCCACCCCCCTACCGATTAGGGTGGCTTAATGAGTTTCCAAAAAGACCTACAGAGAGGCTTGGAAATAGAAGAAAAGGTGTTGGGTATTCTGAGGAAGAAATATCCTTGTGCAAGCCTTATAAATGCGTTTAAAGGCTATGATATTTGGATTCCTGAGATAGATAAGGCAGTAGAGGTCAAATACGACCCGATGAGCCAAGAGACAGGGAATATCGTTGTAGAGATTGAGATGTATGGTAAACCCTCTGGACTTATGGCAACACAAGCAGATTATTGGGTTTTCTACGATGGGGATATGTTTGTAATCATGCCTGTCAAGCACATCTTCAAATGTATATTTGACTGCAAGTTACAGTATGTGGAGTTTGTTGGAAAGGGAGACACCCGATCCAAGAAGGCATTTCTAGTAGATAAAAACACCTTGTTTAAGTACGGCAAGATTCTATGAAAGGTACAGAGCTTGTTCTGCTTCTCTGCGCCTGGTTAGCCCTCTTAGAGGTTTGCCACCTGCTTTATTCCATTTTACAAATTCTTGAGCTGCACCCAATATATCGCCTCTGTTGTGCTTTTTTCTGAGTGTAGATATTTGTAGATTACCTAGCCCAAGATTAAACGCAAAGCTGACGAGTGCATCAAAGCGAGGCTGAGTAAGATTAAGAGGACATAGTCGTTCCACCCCTCTTTCAAAGCGTACAAGATCCTTTTTAAGTAACTCATCTGCTTCATCCTGTGTAAGCTCTCTAAACCACTCTATAGGCAGAGATTTGCCATCGCCTATGAGATGACCCCATCCTATTGTCCAAAGCCCTATAGGGTCTTGGTAAGGCTTTAAATGGCATCCCTCGAACTGCTTGATAAGGTTTAAGCCTTTGTCGCTGATTTTCACCGCTTACTGAACGCTTGAGAACCAAACCAAAAGGCAATGATGGATGACCAAATAGTGATTGTCTCCTCTGACCACAAGATGTCTAATGCCTCGTCAAACGGAACGGAGTGATGCCAGGCATACCAAAAGCCAGCAATCTCTACAAATAGAAAGATAAAGAACATTCCGTAAGTAACAGCAGGGCGAACCATTGCTCTAGCGTTAATCACCCATTTATCTGCGCCTTTGGCTAGATCGGTATCGTGTTGATACAGGGCAATCTTTTCATCTCGCAATGCACCAATCTCAATCTGATCGGTACGGATTTCTTCTACCCTGGCTTGTGCTAAGAAACCTTCTTTGGCTAAAGTAAGCTCTCTCTCGGTTTGTAGCCGAGCCATCTCTAGCTCGTGCTTTTTATCAGATCGGTCTTGAAAGAAGTCTAAGAACTTAGGTAAACCGCCAGCAAGAAAGGAGAGGAGTGTAGAAACTAAAGTAATCATCTGAATCCTGATAGTCTAGGGGAGAATACAAATGTAGACTGCCATGTATCGGGTTTAGGGTTTACACCAGGATCAACCAATCCCATAATGTTCCAGCCAAAGTTACAGTAAATGCAACGATTAAAACCTATGGGTTTGATCCAACGGAACAAAAATAAACCATTAGCTTTAACAAAGCACCATCCTGCTTTAGCATTCTCGTTGTCTTTGATCGTTGGATCGCCTTTGACTACTGTGTTATATGGGCTATTAAGATACTTTAGTCCGAATGAGTATGCAGGGTTTCTCCATAACCATTTGACCATTGCCCAATAAGACCGACCATTGATTTTCTCAAATGTAGCATCGCCTTCTAGTGCGTTGTCAGGGGTCATGAAGTAGTTTAGCCATTTAGGCAAACGATGCCCAAGACCAATATAAGAATGATTATCTAACCATCCCATTTCTATCTTAGAAAACGCAGGCAAAATGGGTGCTAGGACAATTCCTAACAGAGTAATAACTAAGGAGATTGGTACTAATACAGCGTAGTAGATGTAGATCATTTCTTAAAAATAAACTCTGTAATCCATCCAATAAAAGCACCAGCAACAGAAGCAACTCCCATCAATGCCCATAGAGAACCTTTACTGCGTTCAGCCATAGCGACTAAGCGTTTAATGTCATTATCCATTGAGTTTACTTTATGCTCTAAGTTTTCAACAGCATTAACCAGTTTTCCGTACTCTACGGGATTGATGTCGTTCATTTCTATTACCTATTGAATAGTTTCTTCTTTGGTCAAAGATTCTTTTAGCATATTTACAAAAGCATCTTTGCCGACTTTAAGCTGATCTAAATTAAACTGTGTAGAGGCAATTTTGCGATCTAGGTCTAAACAATGTTGAACGAGTAGTTTTTGCTCGTCTGTCATTGTGTCTAAATCGTGTTCTACATTGTCAATAAAAATAGTTTGAGCTTTTTTCGTGTCTTTGCTCATATTTACTTCTCCTTATTAAGTTATTTAGATTTAAGTAATGCTATTTCGGCTGCTTGTGCTTCTACTTTAGCGTTTAGTTCTTGGATGGCTTTTACAAGAAGCGGAATAGTATCTGTGTAAGATAAAGTCAATGTGCCAAGTTCATCGTCTTGAGGAACAACAGCTTCAGGTAGCACTTTTTGAACATCTTGAGCAATTAAGAAAGACCTACGAGTGCCTTCTTCATCTGTTTTGTACTTACCAATAACCGCACGAAGCGAATCTACTTTATTTACGGCATCTGTAATTGGCTCAATAATGTCTTTAGTTCTTTCGTCAGAAACAGCAGACCAAGATGTAGCACCGTTATTTAATACAACACCATTAGATTGTGCAGTAACACGAACGGTACTCGTTGCTCTTGATGATTGTAAAATCATATCTGTACCAGCAAAATACAAATATCCACCTTCTGAGGTGCTATTCCCGTTAGTAAAATTCAATATAGCGTTGCTAGTTCCATTAATCGTTAAATTTCCACGATTTGAAGTGTTATTTGGAACAGCAGTTCCACCAACAATAACATTACCACTAGAGTCAATACGCATCGTTTCTGCTAAAGAATTGCTTGTGTTAGTAACATAAAAACGAAGATTACTTCCAGTGGTAGAGCTTGCTTGGTCTATTGCTTCAATTCTTGCTCTAGCTTCATTGGCGAAACCATTTAAATTAATTTGAGTTAGTTGTGGAGAGCCACTTGTGCCAGGTGTTTCATTAGTAATTGTTATTGCTGTTGTTCCAGCGCCATAAACACTTAATCTTGAAGATGGTGATACAGTACCAATACCTACATTACCACCAGAGGTAATACGCATCCGTTCTGTGTCAGAGGTAGCAAATACTAATGGGTAACTACCGACAGTTCCTAATACAACAGATGTAGTTCCGTTGGCATAAAAATAACCTCTTGCGCCACTAGCTCTATCTACATAAACAATACCACCGTTGTCTGTATCGCTTACTACAAAATTTGTAAATCCACTAGCAATATTAGGACTACTCGTGCCAATACCTACATTACCACTAGAGTCGATACGCATCCGTTCTGT